CTGTATCAACTACACTTGAACAGACAAATTAATTATTGAAACCCTGTCACCCCTGATTTAGGAGTAAACAATGGCATACGACCGCCCTGGAGTCTACGTACGTGAGACTCCATTTACCAGCAATGTAACCCCCCGTGCCGCTACTACTGCCGCTGCCTTTGTTGGCTACGCAGAACGTGGTCCAGGATCGGCAACATTGATCACCTCTTGGAACGACTACAAGGCTAAGTATGGAGAAATCTCAAATACTTATGACCTTGGTTATGCCGTTTACCACTACTTTGCTAACGGTGGACGTGACGCTTATGTGTCACGAGTGCTTGACACCACAGCAGTAGCGTCTTCATATACCTTCCAAGGAACAGTGACTGGCGCATCAGCCGCTTCAACAATGTTCATTCTGGAAGCCGCTTCAAAAGGTGCATGGGGAGACAACCTCTCAGTAAGCATTTCGTTTGACCCAAACACTTTGGCAGACGTAGCAACAGCACCAAAAGTTACAGCAAACACTTTGTTTGCATTGACTATAAGCCAAACACGTTCTGGCTCTACAATAGAAGTAGAACGCTGGCAGGAACTTTCGTTTGATGCCTCATCAAGCCGTTACTACAAGACTGTTCTTGAACTTTATTCTTCGTATGTAAAATTGCAAAGCACCCCAGCAACAATTGCAAGCAACGCAACAATTGTTGTATCTGGAATTGGTGTTGGTGATTACGAAACTTCCTTCACATTGACAGGTGGTTCGGATGCAGTTACCCCAGGTGCTGTGAGCGATGACGTTGAATGGGCAACTGGCGTAACCAACTTGGACATTGTAAATGGTCCTTTGTTGATTAACCTTGTTGGTCAAACATCAACCACTCGTATTAACCAAGCATTGGCATACGCCGCAGAACGTGCAGACGCTTTCATCATCATTGACTGCCCATTGAATGCAACAACTAAGGCTGACATGCAGACTGCTATTTCTGGTTATAGCACTAGTAATGGCGGTTTTGGTGCTGTGTACTTCCCAGCATTGAAGATGTATGACCCAGCAAAGAGTGGTCCAACGGCTATTCGTGACACCTACACAGGTGGAGCAGTTGCTGGTGCGTATGTACGTTCGGAAAGCCTCCGTGGTGTTGCTAAAGCACCTGCTGGTTACTTCTTGGATCTACAGAACGTATTTGGTCTTGTAGCAACTCTTACAGACGCTGATCAAGGAACTTTGTACAACGTTAACCATGTCAACTGTATTCGTACGATTGCTGGTGGTGGAACCATTATCAATGGTGCCCGTACCTTGTCAAAGACTCGTCCAGACAAGTACATTCCAATCCGCCGTACCCTTTCGTACTTGCGTGTTGCTCTTGCAGATCAAACACAATTTGCTGTGTTTGAGCCAAACGATGAGCGTCTATGGAGCCGCATCAAGATTGCTTTGTCAAGCACCTTGACCGACTTCTGGGCAAAGGGCAACTTGAAGGGTTCAAACCCAGACAGTGCGTTCTACATCATTTGTGATTCTACAAATAACACACAATCGTCTATTGAAGATGGCTACGTAAATATTGAGGTTGGTATCGCCTTGCAATACCCAGCCGAATTCGTTGTAATCAACCTCACTCAGTGGGCTGGCGGAAACTCCGCTGGAACTCTCTAATCAAGGAGCATTTAAAAAATGGCAACTACACTACGCACTGATCCACTCCGTAACTTTAAGTTCCGAGTGAGCATCTCGCCAAAGTCGGCTGATGGCAACTTGGCTAATAACCTTAGCCAAATTGGCGAACTCGGCTTTGCTCAGGTAAGTGGTATCTCAGTAACCAACGAAGTCATCTCCTACCGTGAAGGCGGAATGAACACCCACCCACACAAGATGGTTGCTCAGTCAGACTTTGCTCCTGTGTCTTTTGCACGTGGAGCATTTGCTGGGCAAGACCAATTGTGGAAGTGGCAAAAGTTCATCCATGCATGGTTGGGCGGCGGCATTTCTGGAGAACAGGGACTTGCAATGGGCGACGGTGACTACCGTTGTGACATCGTGGTTCGTGTTTATGATCACCCACATACCGCAAGTGAATTGAACAGCGGTGCTTTGAAGTACCAGTATGACGGTGGCACCCAGAGTGACTCCATCACCCCAGGTAACGTAAAGTTTGCATTTAAACTTTTCAATGCATGGCCTGGCGCTTACGCACTTACTGACTTGAACGCTGGAGACAATGGTATCCTGATTCAGTCAATGACAGTTCACCACGAAGGTTTCTACATCGCATGGAGCGACACAGACATCGCTAACATTGATACCAAATAACACTCGTTAAACTAAGTCAAACAAAGTAGGAGCACAAATGGACGCAAAACAACAGGCTGACGCCATCAATTCGGCTATTCAAGATGACATTCCAGAAATGAAGCCAGCGCCAAACACGGTAGTTGAACTTATCCGTGGTGTTTTCAATGACGAACTTGAGTCATGGGACACCACGGCTATTGTTCGTGAACTTAACGGGTTTGATGAAGAAGCACTGGCATCTTTAGACAACCGTAGTCTGGTTTACGCCGAGTACATGTCAACGCTGTTAAAGCGTGCTGTGGTTTCTATTGGTTCTATAACCATTGCTAACCACCCGTCAGTCATTGATAACCTTATTATTGGTGACCGTGACTTGCTTTTCCTAGGGGTTGTTGAGGCCACTTATGGAAAAAACCGTGAGTACCAAGTTACTTGTAACGCATGCAGCGCATCTAACGATGTCATCGTGTCTATGGATGAGTTTGAAAATAAGAAGACTGACCTAGATGTGCACCAACCATTGGTGGGTAAGTTGTCTGATGGTTCTGAAATTGAGTTCCGTTTACCAACTGGTGGAGATAGCCAGTTTGTAGCAAAGAAAGCAAAGAGCACAGCAGAACAAAACACAATCATGATTGCTCGTTGCGTTACCAGTAAGCACATTAAAAATGCTGAAAACTGGGCAAAAGGATTGGGACTAAAGGACCGAGCCAACCTCGTCAAACTCCTACTGGACAACCAGCCAGGACCTGTCGTAGGGGAGGTGAATGCCCAATGCGCCACATGTAATGAACCTATGGTTTTAGCGCTTGATTGGGCATCCCTTTTATTTGGTTAATCTAACTCATATATACTGGGAATACGATCTGATCGCCACGGTTTACAAGGGCTTCACGCTCACTGACTTACAAAATATGACGGTACGCCAAAGGCGCTACTGGTCTGCAATGGGCAAATGGCGTAAATCTGGAGACTGACGTATGGCGGAAATGCCTAATGAAGCGAACATTGGTGGTGGGGCGTTTGGTGGCTCTGCCGTTGATTCGTTTGTTCCTGCACCAACAGCAGGTAAAGGTGACGCCGCTTTAACACTTGCCCAAGTTCCTAAACTTGTTGATAAGTTCTCTGCACGCTTAGATAAAGCAACTGCGCAGATTAATGCTTTTGCAAACGCACTTAAAAACGCAACTGGTAAGACTGGCGCTTCCCCTACATCCGCAACTACTTCAGGTGGTGCTATTGCACAAGCAGTTGCGGCATCCAAAGCACAAGTTGGTAGCGCTCCTATTGCCTCAGCCGCCGCTATGGGCGGAGGCGGTGGTGGTTTCTTTGCCAACATGCGTGGTGGGCTTAGTGCTGCTGGTGGTTATGCAGGTATAGCAGATTCTGCAATGCGAGCAGGTGGGCAGATACTCGGTGCTATGGATGCACGCACTAACTCTGCGTACCCAAAGATGTTGCAGAACGACCAATTGGCTGTTCTATACCAGCAGACACAAGGTATCAGCCAACAGCAGTACTACAACCAATTACGTAGACCATTACAAGGTGCACGACTTGGTGCTGGTGGTATTAACAGTCTTTTATCGCTCCAAGCACAAACAGGAATCCAGGCTAGTGGGCAAGCAAGTTCTGTAGCGGGGTTACGAGCCGCTACTGGTTATGCGTACAGCACTGACCAGATGGCTCAGATGCTAACAACATTGGCGTCACCACAAGTAAACAATCGTATGAGCATGACTCTTGGAACTGGGTTGTATGGCGTTGGCGGTAAGCAACGTTCAATGACCGAGGTTATCCAAAGCATTACTCGTGGTGCTGGACTAACTAATGCCCGCATGGTTCAGGGAGCCATGCAACAAGGATCTATGACTCGTGCTCGTTTGAGTGCTATGGGTGTACCTGAAGACATGCAAAACATGGTTCTTCAATACGCTCAATCAAACTTACAGTTTCAAAATAAAACTGGTGGCAAGCAGGGTATGTATAACCCTGAGAATAAGTCTCAACGACAAACCATGGGCATTGAAGCCAACTTTGCTACACAACGTGAAGAGACTACTCGTCTATCTGAACTGCGTGATGAGAAGTATTACAACCGTCAAAAAGACAATCTTGCAACGATGGAACAGAACACTCAAGCATTGATCAAGTTGCAAACGACCATGGAAGAGTTGGCATCTGGACTTATTGGTTCACGTATATCTACTCGTGGGTCTATTGCCGCCCGAGCACTTAAAGGAGTTGCTGGGTTAGGGCTAATTGCTGGTGGAGCAATGGTTGGGTTTACTGGTGTTGGTGCTCCTCTTGGTATTGGTATGGCGTCTGCTGGTTTAGGACTGGCTGGTGGTGCGTTTACTTCAGGTGATGGTACTGAAGCAAAGAGTAATAATAAAGGTGCAACTGTAAGCACTACTAGAAAAACTTCATCTTCTTTAAATAGTTTAAATACTACGTTTAGACAGCGTCTTGAAAAGATGATGCAAGATAACCCCAATGTTTCTGTTGGTGGTGGCTTCCGTTCAAGTGCTCAACAACGCACTTTGTTCTTGTCAAGGTACTCACGCACATCAGAGAAAACAGGAACGTTTTGGGATGGTGCATATTGGAAAAAGAACTCTGGAGTTGCAGATGCGGCTCCTCCAGGAATGTCTATGCACGAAATTGGTTTGGCGGCTGACCTCACAGGTGACTTGCAATGGGTGCAGCAAAATGCGGCTAAGTATGGTCTAAAGACATTTGCGGATGTTAACAATGAGCCTTGGCACGTACAACCAGCAGAACTTCCAAATAGCAGAAGGCAATATGAAAAAGCAGGTGCCCCATGGGGAACGATTGCTGGAGCAGAAAGTTTTGATCCAAACAGCAAGTTTGAAGGAATGTCTTCGGACGGTGGTGTCTCTGATGCTTTAATGAAGTCAAGTGGCGGTGGCAGTGGCGGCGGTGGATCTGTCCCTTCTTATAGTCAGATGTCCATGAGCGAACAAGTATCAGCCTTCCGTGGCGTTGGTGGTGGAGGCGGTAGCGGAAGGATGTCTACGGTGCGTCGTCCCCGTGTCCTTGGTTCTTCCAGCACTTCAACACAGAATTCTGGATCTGTCACCACTGGAAGTCCAATGGATCCAAGAAGCATTGCACAAATGCTATTAAATCGTGGATTTAAAAAAGAAGACATTTGGAAGATGCTTGCCATTTCCCATAGAGAATCACGTTGGATACCTTCGGTACGCAACGTAGGCCCTGTTGATGACTCATACGGACTATTTCAAATAAATATGAAAGGCAACTTAGGAGAAGCCCGACGTAAGTATTTTGGCATTGCTGAAGACAGTGAACTATTTGACCCAAAAACAAACGTTAAAGCCGCACGTATTACGTATGGCGGTGGGAACTTGTCACCATGGAGTGTTAAGGGTGACTGGAAGAATGGTATTGATCCAGCAAAGATGACTCAGAGCAAGCAAATTGCTCAAAGCATGAACCTTCCTACAACAGGAGATCCAACCACACCAATGAGAAGTGGTGGTGGCGGAACTACTGTAGTTTCAGGTGGGGGCATCACTATTGCACCTAATATATACATTCAGAGCGCTGGTAATAACAGTGCTGATGCACACCGTGCCGCTCAGGAAGTTGCCAAACTAATGACCCAAGATCTTAAGCGTGCCGCTATGAGGAGTTACTAATGGCTGATCGTTATGCAACAAACCAGTTTTATAACTTTTCTTCATATGAGGAAAAGATTGGTTCTTTTGGAAATAACACTTCAAAAGACAACCCATTATTTCTTTGGCCTAAGTCAGTTAATAAAAATGCTGTCGTAGGTAAGCAAGGTGACATCAGTGTAAAACGTGGCTACATGCGCATGATTACCGAAGCGTATGGTACTGATGAAACCTCTATTGCATTAGGTAAAAGAAGGTTACATTTTCAATTCAACCCAGACACTTTGACACGTCAAGTTACTGCACGTAATGATATTCAAATGTGGCAGAACCAAGATCCATTTCAATTTACGCAACCTATTCCAGGTGACTCAAACTTTTCATTTCAATTGTTGTTTAACCGAGAAGCAGAAGTTGCGTCAGCCTCTTACAAAGACTCAAACGGTGCTGTAGTAAGAAGTAATAAAGTTGCAAAACTTGCAAGAACTGTTCGTACAACAAACCCAAATGCTGGTCACCCATCTTTAAAAAGCACTACTTCTTTTGAAGATGCCGATTACACACAATCATGGGTAACAGACATTGGAGTGCTGGCTGACCTCATGGTTTTTGATCAGATCATTGGTCAAGGTATGAACAAAGACCTCATTCAAAGTATTATTAAAAAAGCAGAGGAAGCCACGGTTGCTTACAACAGGGGTGTATCAGAGGATGCTGGAACTAAAGACCAAGCGGACCAAGAAATTAAAGTGGACTTTAACAAAGCAACAACGTTCTTAGGAACAAATATTGGTAACTCAGCATTTTTAGTTGCACAACCAATACGTGTAGTATTCTCTTCAAGTTTTATGGTTGAAGGCTTTGTTACCAGCACAACAGTTATGTTTAATAAATTTAATGCATCAATGGTCCCTACGCAGTGCCAGATTGATGTACAAATGCAAGCAATGTACATTGGCTTTGCTAATAAGGACACATACTTAACACAGTTGTTTAAAGACCAAGAAAAAGAAAGAATAACAGCAGTAGCAGGAGATGTTGCTCAAAACAAAGCACTAAAGGGTTATGGTAATAACTTATTTAGCGATTTTTTAATTACCAACATAGATAAAAACAAGTTAAACCCTGATCGTATTTTTGATATTGATGGTGATGGGGTGTCTGCTTTAGAAATCATATTTTTACCTACTGAGAACTTTAAGAACTTTGCTAAAGGTAATCTTGGAACAGTAAGTTCCACTTTACAATTTACTGTTACTTATAAAGGAAAGACAAGTGGCTCTCCTTCTGGCGGGTACACATTAAATGAAGTAGTACACCGAGATAGCATTAATGCAGATTTTGATATGTCTAAAATTAAAAATGGACGAAATGCGGTTACATATAACATAACAAACCCAACACCCGATCCTGGTAAATTATTGGATAGAGCATCAAATGCTAAGTATGAAATAGACATTAAAATTCTTTATCATCTTAGTGGTGCTTCTGGGGGAGATGTAGATGCTAACCAAATAGCAAAAGCAAATAAAACTGTTACTTTTAATGAAACTTGGTATATCTCTAAGGATCTACAAACAGCAATTTTGAATGATGATTTAATAGCAAAGGAAAGAAACAATGCTTGATTCTTCATCTCGCTACACCACTTATAAAGATCCAACAACTTCCGTACTCATTGCTGTAACTAAACCAATATCATCTGAGCGATACACTTCATATGTGTCTAAGGCGGGAGATACATTAGATACAATTGCTACTCGTATTTATCGTGACCCACGTCAATATTGGCGTATTGCTAATCTTAACCCTCAGGTTAAGTTCCCTAATGAAATACCAGTGGGTACTCAACTTAGAATCCCGTCATGATATTTAAGAATAAGTTTCCAAATGCCCCAGACGTAACCGTAGTGTTAAGCGGGGTATCGGTGGATTACACCTCTATTCAAACGGTATCTATTGATATTAGTGAAAACCAGCATGATATGGCAACTATTGATTTTGTAGGGCTTTTGCCAAAAGCAATTACTGAGTATGTTGGTGCCCCTGTTTATATTTCAATAGCAGTTAGTCCTGCCCAAACCACGACCTTTTATGGGTATGTTACATATGTAGAACCAGAAATGATTACACGACAAGGTCTTGTTAATAACAGTCCAGTGCAATCAGCAACTGTTGTTTGTTTTGGCGCAAGTTACGACATGACTAATAATAAAAACAAAGTTTGGGAAAATGCAACTATTCCTAACATTGTTGAAACATTGTCCTCTACTTATAATTATTCTTATTCCGTACCATCTGATTACTTTGTATGGACTAGGTTGTTGCAAAATCAAAAATCTGACTGGGCTTTTCTTAAAGATACCTGCACATCTTTAGGTTATGCGATAACGACCAATGGTACGCACATACATGTGTATGATCCTTATAAGGCTCTTGGTCGTAAATTACCTTACGTAGAACTGCTTACAGTACGTGGGGCATCGGGGGATCCTGTGTACCTACCAGGGCGTATTATGGAATTCACAGGGACCTTTGGTGATGTAACCCCAGAAGGTAACTCCAATCGTTTTGAATACATCGGTATTGATTCCTCAGGTAAACCCGTAACCGCCTCAACTGACGATACTAACTACAGCAAGTTAGGTGAAGTAGTACCATCTCGGTATACAACTACTGTACATACCAACGTTTCTTCAGTAGAGATGTTAAATAAGTTTTCAAATGCTGCTGTACGTAAACGATACCCCTACAACGCCAAAGTTACAGTTACTGGTATCCCAGACCCTGTTCCTGGATCCATTGCCAAAATTGACAACTATGACTCTAACTTTGATGGGTATTGGATTGTAAGGTCAGTAAAACATACTGTGACTAGGTCAAACTTCCTTACAGAATTGACTATCTCCACAGATTCTACAAATGGTATGAACCCAGAAGTACAGCCCGTATCGGCGTACACCCAACCCCCAACCCCATCGTTATCTGACAATACTTGGAGGGCTTCTAAGGCTTACGGGGACGTTTATGCTTGATCATCCTGTATACCGAGGAACTGTTACATATTCTGATAGTACTACTGGAGAAATCAAGGTTCGTGTCCCTTTGCTTACTGGCGTTAGTGGCAACATACCCATTTCCTATATCGGTAGAACAGCGTACAATGGAGTCTGGTCTGTTCCATCAATCGGTTCACAAATAGTAGTCACTGCTGACGACGCTAACCTTACTAATGTGTTTTGGGTACAGGTTTCCCCAGAAGCAACAACTGCTCTACAACCTCAAATAGACGCCCTCTTTTTAGGAGTATTTAGGTAACTATGCCATCCATTTACACACCATTTAGAATTGATTCTTCAGGAAGAATTGCTAAAACCAACACCCCTGAACGAATTGTGGAACAGCAGATCATTGATGTGCTAACAACCTCTAAATTTGAACGAGTCATGAGACCAACATATGGTGCTGGTGCCACCCAGTTACTCTATGAGCCAGTGGACGATTTAGTTTATGGTGAGTTTAAAACAGACGCATTAATGGAATTAAATAAACAATTAAGTATGGCTAACGTAACAAACATGTTAATACAGCCAGCAGAAACTCCATATGTAGATGAAGACCCATCCGTAGTTATTGAAATCAAAGTCCAATACAGTATGGCTTTGTCTAGCAACCGAATCTTTTCTTTTAAAATAGCAACCCCCACTGGCCTCACTGAGGAGTCTTTTATATGACCACTTTTGATTACACAAGTCGTGATTACACGTCTATTCAAGCAGACTTGCTTGCACGTGCTTCTACACAAATCCCTGAATGGACATCACGTGAGTCTTCAGACTTCGGTATGGTCATGGTTGACCTATGGTCATACATGGGAGACGTTTTGCATTTTTATGTGGACCGTGCGGCTGGTGAAGCGTTTCTTGGAACCGCTACACAACGTGAAAGCGTTTTGGCTATTGCCAACCTTTTAGACTACGTACCATCGGGCCGTCGTTCAGCAACGGCTGTTATTCAATTAAATGCTTCGGCAACAACCGCCACTGATGCAACTCCAATTTATATCCCTCAGTACACCCGCTTTGTAGCATCCCCATTGGTAGACACCTCAACAAGTGTCATTTTTACTTTAAACAATCCAATTGCTTTTGTGGGCACTGTATCTGGAGCAAGCGCAAACTTAGTCTCTGATGGAGTTACGTATGTAACATACCCAAAGACAACAACTGTTTCTGTTGGTGTTACAGAAGGTGAGCGCTTCACAGAAACATACACGGCTACAGGTCTTTCTGGTCAACAAATCACTTTACGTCAAAGTGGTGTAGTAACTACCAGTATTGTAGTAAACGTTGGAGAAGGTACTGATTCATCAGATATTCGCTATGCGTATGCCTCACGAATTATTGATGGAGGTAGTAGTTCAAATATATTTACTGTTGACATTGATGCCGATAACTACACTATTGTTTCTTTTGGAAATGGTATTAACGGAAAGATACCAACGACTAACTCTTCAATAACTATTGAATACCGACGTAGTCGTGGTGCTTCTGGAAACGTAGCAGTTGGTTCAATCACTACATTGGAAAGCACCACTGTTCCAAGTAAACCATCTCTTGATGGGTTAGTTGTGATCCCAAATACTTCTGCGGCGGCTGGTGGTGTTGACATTGAATCAATGGCTTCTTTGAAAGCCAACATCCCTACAACTTTTAGAACACAAGACCGTGCTGTATCTTTGCAAGATTACAAAGATATTGTAAAGCGTATTCCTGGAATTGTACGATCAACTGCTTATGTTGACGGTAGTAACGTAGTGCAAATTCTGGCTATGGAAGAACCATCTGATTATGGTTCTGCACTAACAGTTGCAATTGACACAATTAAAAAACAAGAAATTATTGACTACCTAGAACCACGTGAAATTGTATTTGCTACTTCAAACGTAGGAGCCTCAGTTAGTTTAACAAAAGTCAATGTTGTTGCAACCGTACAAGTTCAAAACGGGTATATCCAAGAAGCAGTAAACGACAATGTAAAAACGGCAATACGTGCATTATTCTCATTTGACAACATGGACTTTGGTAGCAGGGTATCACTTGGTACCTTGTACCGAACTGTTCTTGACATTCCAGGTGTGGACTACGCAGTAGTGACTAGGTTTACTACAACAAGCGGAAACGTAATTGATAGTAGTGGTGGGTTTACTGGAGTTGTTGCTCCAAGCACATCGCTACTAACTATTGCTCCATCCTCAACCTTTACCATTACACCTAGTGGTGGTATTGTCGCTTCAGGAGGCTAATAAATGGCACGCAAATCATTTAGACTTAGGCGTCCAATTGTCTCTGGAGACGTCGTTGGTGTTGGTTCGTTTGTAAGAGGTACAAGCGATATTCAAGCAACCGCTGGGGCATCGTCGTTTGACCAAGACTCGGCAATCCGTTCAAAAGACATTATTACTGTTATCCCAACAACTCCAGAATCAACATTTGAAGCAACTGCTATTGAGTACACTGCTGTTCTTTTAAATTGGACATTGACAGAGACATATTCAGAACTTGCTGATATTGGTGTTGGTGAGTCTGGAATCCTTAATGTTGCAATAGTTTATTCAAAAACTGGCTACCCACAAACTGTGACTGATGGCAAACTCATCTACCAAGGTACTGACAATAGTTACCTTCATCAAGAAAGTATTGCGATCACAACTGACCAAGGAATTGTGTACGAAAATGAACCAGCAACTGGTAAATGGGCGTATTATTCTTTGTTTGTTTATTACAACACTGAAGGAACAAGCGGTACATACCACTATGAGTTACTGTCTGAACTTGAACTAATTGTTCCTAAAGATTATGGATCACGGGATGAGATGTGGAGAAGAATCCCTAAGTACTACCGTGAGCAGGATGAAGCAAATGACACACAGTTAGAACGCTTTATTGATACTTTTGGATTTGAGTTAGACCGAAGCCGTACGCTTATTGACACCATGATGGTCCAGTATGACCCATTATTGGCTGAAGCCGAGGCAGTTAACGAACTGGCAAAGATGCTTGGTCTGGAGATTGGTGTTTCTGACATCGGTGTATCAAGAACTCGTGCGTTATTACATGACATTGGGTACCTTCGTAAAAACAAAGGAACCCTTGAGGCAACCAAAGACTATGTCACAGCAGTAAGTGGCGGAGACGTCACTGTCTTTACTGGAGCATCCGCTCCTTATTACACCTTTGCAGTACACGCAGAGCGAGCAAACCTTATTGCCGACCCACGTTTTGTGGGTGCTTCGGGATCTACATGGGCTGTCTATTCTGAAAACTCTGTAACAGTTAGCACCACTCCTACTGAAGGCATCACAATAACGGCTGGTGCGACTGCTACCCAGGTTGCTGTTATGTGTAAGACAGCAGTGGTTATGGAAGCAACCCGTACTTACTACATGTCTGGGGAATTTAGCCAAGCACCAGAGGTTGTCTATGGTGGTTACTGGTCGTCTGGTGCTTCATGGTCAGATTGGTCAGCCACGACTGCTGGGGCAAGCGTCCCTGTAAGCGCCGCTAACCGTGTTGCCTACCCAATGACGTCAGTGGCGTCGGGAAGCAACCGACCTGTATTTTTGTTTAAACTTAGTGCTAATCAATCTGTAACACTATCTCGTTGGATGGTTGAACCAAATAAGGTTGGGCAGTTCTTTGACGGGGATACCGTTTTTGGTGGGTTCTTGTACCAAGGTTTTAGTTCTGACTACAAGTGGTCTGGTACAGAACAGGCTTCTTATTCAATTTATACAACGAACCGTCAGAAGACACAAAGCGCAATTGAGCGTTTGCTTCCCCAGATCCTTCCAGTTACAATGCTTGGTACCGTGAGCGGGCAACCTAAGTATCAACTTATGTTTGATTGGATTCCTGGAAAGGCTTTATGAACTACATAATCGCTGGGTTAGCGGTATACAAATTGGTTCAACTACTAAACGTATTAACTCCAAGGGAAGCGATGCCTTGGGTCAAGATTCTTGCTGGCGTTGTATTTGGATACGGCGCATCTTTTGTTTTAAGTATTGAAGACATGTGGACTTCGGGTCTTGTTGTCGCTACACTGGCTGGCGCCTGCCACGGTGTACTCCGAATGATTACGCTTGTGGGGGACATGTCACAACGCAAATCATTAAAATAGGAGAAAACGATGCTAAAGAAATATGGGATTTTAGGAACAGGTAGAACCAGCAAGAACATCATTGAAGATGCTCTTAATGAACTGGGCGTAGATAACAACTTTATTGTTACCTGTGGTGCCAAGCCATCAGAGTCAGAGTCAAGAGTAATCAACTGGTTGATTGACATGGAAGTTGATTTCATGCTTACCCACAATGGTAAGGCTCCTGCGGAGTTTATTGAGAAGGCTTCAATTGAACGACTAGATGCAAACCCAGCAAGGGACATCATTCACTATTTGTCAAAGACCAAAGGAACTCTTTTGCTTCTTTGGGATGACACATTAGTACCTGAAATGGAAGAGATCTGTTTTGATGCGGCTGACGCTGGTGTAACAATCCTGGACTTGACTAATGGATTGGTCCCAATTGTTGTGGACATTACACACGAAGAGAAAGCAACACCAGTACCTACTGAAGAAGTTGAGATTGAACCATTTAGCCGTGCTGAAATGTTGTCAATGTCTATTGGTGTCCTTCGCAAGAACGCAAAGGCTCAAGGTATCCAAGTAGGAACGACCATGACTAAAGAACAAATCGTTGATGCAATACTCAATGACGTTACGATGCCAGACCCAATTATTGAAGATACCGAAGTAGAAGAAGTAGACATCTTGCCACCTATTGATCTAGGTACATTCCATGTTGTAAGTAGTGCTCAAAACGACCGAGCAGTTACTAATTCTTATGACACCTGCATGCTTACGGCAACATTCCCTAGCGGAGTGATCATGAGCCGTCCTGCAAACGTGGAAGAAGTCAAACAGTTGTTTGGCTTCGGTGCAACTATTTAGTTACCACTTCACCTTGTCAGCCCAATAGGCGGCAGACATCTTTCCTTTAGAGATGTTCTTGGCATGACGTGCCTTGAACGAAGCATTGCGTGCGGAACCATCAGGTGAACCTTTGACGCCCTGTTGCCCAAAGCGAATGGTCTTAACGTTGTCGCCTTCTTTAGCAACAACAACATGCGACTTAGTTGGGTGGTCAGGTGTTGCTTTTGGTTTGTTGAAACCAGACACACCTGCACGTGCAAGTCGTGGGTCTTTCTTACTCTCAGCCATTATTTCTTACCTTTCTTGGAGACAGCCATGTTGTCAACAAGGTTTGGATATGGACGACCAGCGGCTTTAGCACGAGCCTTTGCTTCTGACTTCTGGTCAGGTGTCAACTTGGTTGACTTCTTCTTTGGATTGGGTTTATCCCATACTTCTTTTTTAGATGCCATGAACATAGTTTAGCGGTTGAAGGGAGGGCCGTTAACAAGGGCAAGGGCAGAAAGGAGGGAAAGACCCTTGCTCTGTAGTTCCTGAGGAGGTCGCCCTCCCCCCAACACTATGCCCACTTTAGCACCCGATCAGGGAAGTGCTAAAGCGACTAGCGAGAGTGTAGCATGGCGACCCTAGATAACAACCTGAGGAGCAGTATGGCACGAAACAATAAGTTGAGCGGACCTTTTTTACCTGTCCCGAGATGGGTGCTTCCATACATCTCTACGGACTACATCTCGCATGCAGTACTGAACCACATGCTTCAGTACCTTCACCCAGATACGCAGGAACTGACAACCTCCTACCAGCACATTGCTGACCAGTTGGGCTGTGACCGCCGAACCGTAATCCGCTCCATGAAGCGCCTAGAAGAGATTGGCTTGATCGTCAAACAGCACCGTGTGACCCGTAACAACAAGAACTTGACGAACCGTTATTACGTCAATTTTAACAACCCAGTAGTGTCACACGAGTCACCCCTAGTAGTGTCCATGGAGACACTAGGTAGTGTCACGGGAGACACCACTAGTAGTGTCACGGGTGACACCCAATCAAGAGTATATAACAAGAGTAAATTTAACAAGAAAGGGAAAATTTCAACACAAGTAGATCAGAGGCTTGAAGATGAAGAAACTTTCTGACGACTGGGGCGTCGGCTTAGGTGAAGACCCCGACAAAAAAGAACCCGCCCCAAAACAGACCCGACAGGACTCCCGAGGTAACTTGGTGTACTTCTTCCGTGACAGTCTCCCGACCGAGACGCTGGACAGAATCACCGCCCCAGTGAATGGTCCCGCCTTGATGAAGGGTTTCAAGAAACTCACCGACAAGGGCTTTACAACTGACCAGATACGTGCCATGATCATGGCGTTTGTAAAAGAGATAACACGGAGACCGTTACCAGTGGAGGTTGCGCCGTGGAGAGCATTCTTAGCAAACTTAGATAAATACGCAAAGGAAAACTATGTCAAAGAAGACGATCAGCCGACCTCAATCTCAATTGACCCAAGACTTACCGAAGAGTAGATCGTATATACATTGTATTTGCTGTGATCTTTACTTTTTAGATGCAGTTACGTTTTTAGACCACAGGTGTGCGGTATCATCGTTACCCCCTCACAAAATGGAAAAGCATGACTGACTGGAAGAGTTCAAAGTACTGGCGCAACCGCCCCGTTGAAGAACGGGTTCGTAACCTGCGCATACCACCTCGCTACAAGAACAGCACGTTTGCAAACTATGACGAGAACGAAGGTTCTCCTGCATTCAAAGATGCTGTCATCAAGTGGACAAACAATATTGAAAAGCGAATGGAAGACGGCATGGGTTTGTATATCCATGGCAAGACAGGTCTTGGTAAAACACACATGGCGGTATCCGCTTTGCGTGAAGTTGTTTCAAAGAACGAACTCAGTGGTTTGTTTATCTCCTACGACATCTTTGTTGAGATGGTGCACGACTCACGCAACAACGATGGTGAACTTCCTGAGATGTATGGCGATCCAAACTTGCTTAAGTACATGCGCCGCATTTATGACATCGTTGTTGTTGACAACTTGAATGCAGACCGCTTGACTGAATATATGTCCAAGACTGTGTCAAGCATGATTGAGTCTCGCTACGACATGCAACTGCCAACAATCTTTACAACAGAAATCAACCCCGACAAGTTACCAACTCTGTACAGTCCACGAGTGCATTCCATTATCAAACAATCATGTTTCATTATGGGAGTAACTGGTGCTGACTACAGGTTGGAGCACTAATGTTCGGTAACGATATTCAGTCATACGATGATGTTGGATACGGAGTTATCTTTGAAGAACTACTTGCTTCTCCTCCTGGAGGGTTTAAAGGTATTGGTAGTTCGTTGTACAAAGCACGCAACAACTGGAACCGTGTTCTTAACTTGTGGGAGCCACACGACCTTCCGTTGAAGTCGCTCTATGACACAACGCATCGTTTAGGTATTGGTGCAGAGGTGTACACCTTCTTGGCAATAGACGCAGTTGAAGCAGTAGACAACTGGCTACAACGTAAAGGAATGTCTCTTCCTGTTCTCTATTATAAAAATGTAGGAGAACTTGAATACGACTTGCGTTTCAAGAGATCTGTCCGTACAATCTTCGTCCCGCACCAAGAACAAGCATTTGCGCTTGGTATTCGTGCGACAGTTTCATCTCCTACAAGCGCTTGGGTTTTCTAATGGCATCAACTGAACATCTCTTAATTAGCAAGGTTATTCAGACTGCTGACCTCAGCGAGATCATTGACGGTGGACTTCGCCCTGATCACTTCAGTGGTGAATGGTCTGACATCTGGCTATGGGTTCTTGACTACTGGCGTGAATACAGCGTGGTGCCAAGCGCTCGTGTGTTCAAGCAACAGTACGCAGACCTACGTTTGCTCAACGCTGAGAACGAACCATTTCAAGCGCTCATTGACGAAATCTATATTGCTTACAAACACCAGCACTTGGTCAGCGCAATTACATCTGCGCTCCCATCGCTTAATAACAACGAGACTGAAGAAGCCTTTAACAAACTCTCCGAGGGTCTACAGAAGGCATCAGTAGAAGTTGCACGACTCCGAGACATTGACCTCATGGAATCATGGGAAGGACGATTAGCAAAGTATGAAGAAATGCGTAACACCCCGAACGGTCTACGTGGCATTCCGACAGGCTTCTTGGGTCTTGATCGGATCACTGCT